GGCAGAGATGGTCACGAGAACAAACTTCGCGAAACTCGCGGCATTGTTCCCGAACATCCAGGGCCAGCAGGCCGGTAGTGAGTGGTATCACTCGCCCAGCGCGCTCACACACGTTGCTGTTTACACGAATGAAAAGCAGATGCAGCGTGAGGTAGAAGCGGCTGGCCAGTTCGGATGGATACCGCAAGGTGCCGCTGCTATAGCGAGCCACATCAACGTCGGGCGTACCGTGGCTAAGGCCGTGGTATTCAGTCCGCTCTCGTTGGTCACAGGGGCATCCAGAAGCAAAGGGAAGACGACGATCACGTTCGTGCGCTCGCAAGAGTGGCTGGCGCAGCGGCAGTAGTCCCGTAGACGCACAGATGCCAGGGCTAACTCGTGACATCGGCCCTGGCATCTGTGCAGCATTTTTGGAAGTGTCAGTTTATCGCTATGCGAACGAATTGGCGTCACATCGACGCCGTAGCCATTATAGTTGCAGGCAGCGCGAACGTCAACGTGTCCTTGCTATACTCCAGCGCATTGAATGGCATCCCATGCTCGGCGAGCCATCGGCACAACTCGCGGTGCTCTCGGTTGAGCACATTCATTGTTTCGTAGTCGCGCGCAGACTCGGCTATCCCGTACGCGATCCAGTTGCTGCTCAACAGTCTCACTTTTGTCGTGATCTCTTCCCTTGTCGCTGCTTCCATACGCCATCCTCTCAGGGGGTTTTACACAGTGGGGTTATAACCTCCCTACACCTGAGAGTATACCATATGGCTCTTCTAGCTCAATCTCTAGCAGACAAAACGCCTCTTATCGAGATAGGGATAGCTCTCTATACTGCATTCACAGGGGGTAGAGAGATAACCGTGATACGTTTAAAAGTCCGAGAGGCTGCGCAGCGCCAGGGGATCAGCCAGACGCGCCTGGGCCAGCTTGCGTTCATCGACGTGGAACGGATGCGCAAGATATGGCGCGGCGGCACGTCCGAGTCGGCGAACCTCACGTTACAGGTGCTCGATCGCATCGCCACTGCCTTGCAGGTGGATGCATCAGAACTCATTGAGTCCGTTCCCAACGAACCCTAGATGGTCTACGGGCCACCGGGCCACTCGCCACCTTGCCCATAAGCCGTATGCGAGCAATCCGGCTATTGTAAAACACAACGCCTAGATATACTCACCATATGATAGTACGGCTAAAAGTAAAGGATGTGGCCTTGCGCAAAGGGATCAGCCAGCGCAAGTTGTCGATGACATCGGGTGTGGATATCAATGCCGTACGCAGGATCTTTCACGACGAGTTCGCCAACGTGACGACTGAGACGCTGGGCAAGCTTGCCACTGCGCTCGAAGTGGACGCCAGCGAGTTGATCGAGTCTGTGTTAGATAATTCGGGCCATATTTAATTTTTAAGTGTACAGTACTACTCGCGGGATGTCCCGCGAGAGATGCATAGAAATATGCTATACTCTATCTCAGAAAAGGGAGCGCTGCGCAGCGTTGCTCCATTGTGACGTTGAGGACTACTACAAAGGCTCAACGACGTTGTATGCGCCCAGGCACTCATAATGCTTGGCACGCAGGTATGGTCGGCGCACCTCCTTGTGGCGTGATGTATCGGAGCCAGGTATCGCCCTGGCAGAAGTTGGTGTGATGGGTACGGTACGCAAATAGTATGCATAATATTTTGCAGAAATACTAGTGCTTCATTTTCGCGTTAAAATAAGACACGCTGTCTCATTTTTACCCTCATCTCATCCACAAGATCAACGTTTACCCTCTTTTCGCACCGCTCTACAGGCGGCATCTCAGCCATATTTGGCCGGACAACATTGTTGTTACAAATGTTGCATATATGTATGTATGGGTGCAGAAACAAACACTTTTGACGTGTGCCCTTAACAAGCTCTTAACCTAAATGTTTCGGTATCTGCACCGAAAACAAACTGCCGACTGCTCATCTCATAACTGGACAGTCGGCAGTGTTTATTGCTGTGGGTGCGCTCTCCTCGACGGGACACAGTTAGTCCGTGGGTCGTTAACCTGGCTCACTAGGTCAGGGTGGGAGCAGTATGCGGTTGTTCATGTACTGATGGTATACTCAAGAGGAAATATCGCCAGTGTTTTAGGGTTTGGAGTCCTTTCCTGGCGATATTCACTTTTGAGCAGGAGTCCTTTCTTTTTAGGTCGCGACTCCGGCCCTATACATCCACCAACAGGGGCTGGCGTCCTGCCGGAGTCGATGTGAAAAGTATAGCTTGTCGAGGACACAAAAAAGTGGCATTCTCACGAAGAGCCGTGAGAATGCCACGAAAAGTCACGAGTATTTTCTATTCGATGCGTGGGGGCTTGCCCTCGTGCTCAATCGCCCGATCGACGGTTTCGCGCCCGAACTCATGAACAAGCGAGTGGTAGAGACAGACGAGCGCGCCAGGCGCAAATGCTTGGTGAGTGAAAACAAATCCGCATATCGCTTCTGGTGTAAATGGGACAGCAAAAAGGTGCTTGTTTTCTGTTTTATCCTTCACGCCATCACTCCAGATCCGCTGAATCTCTTCTGCACTTCGGCTCACTCGTGCGATCCCGCGTAACCCATAAAGTGCGTAGTGGGTATCGACGCTGAAACTGAGAAGCTGAATATCTGAGGGTGAGAAGTCGCGCGTCTCGTAGAGTCCTAATTCTTCCATAATCCCTCGGCGAGCGCATGCATAGAGATCAGGCTCGCGTCCGGTTGCGCTCCGGTCACGCGTCGGACTGACAGCCTCTGAGACAGATGTGTGGTACATGTTCTGGTGAACGCTTTGATTCTTGCCGCGTTGGGTCAAAAATGCGAACCCATCAGCAGAGACAACAGTGAGATCGATTCCCAGCGAACAACTCATGCCGACAATTGGTTCATCCCATTCGTTGGTGAGATACTTCTTACGAAATGCCGGATCGTCAAGACATCGCCGGGTTGCCAGTCCGGTATAGTGGTCGCGTGGCTTGAACCAGAGCACCAGCACCATATCCTCGCGTATAGGTTCGCGGCTGATAACAATTTTTGAGAGATGGTATTTCTCGCCATTCCACTGGTATGGTTCGCCTCTCGCCTGCTTCTCTTCTTGCTCTCGTTGTATCTGCTCTTTGGCCTGCATGACTTCATCAAAAAATGTAGCAGGCTGAGGATCATAGTGAGTACGGATATTGCCAGGCAGATATACGCCTTCGCCGTCTCCGTCCAGGACAATCGACGTGGTTTTTAACTTTCCAAACGAAAAGTGTTCGTCAACTGCTTCAAACCTGGACTGATCCTGCGGTCTGTGTGTCATAACATATGTTGCCGATGTCATCGGCGTCCCTCTTTCTTCGTAGTATGGGGCCAGATCTTGCACGTTGCACCCAAGCAATCGCGCAATCTCTGCCCGGTATCGATGGGGGATCTTACTTGATGCCCATGAGTGCAGCGTCGTTTCGACAACACCCAACTCCTGCGCCAGCTCGCGCATCTTCCATCCATTTTCATCGACGAGCGCCCGTAGATTATTCGCATAGCGTGTCTTCTGCTGCATGGTCACGGTCCTTTCGTGACTTTTCGTGGTTTCCTGGGACAACTGGCATACAAATTATGAGATATCCCCGATTTACGCGCTCCGATCAGGTACACTCTCCGTAGAGGTTGACTGATGTTGGTCTTGTTTTATTCGCGGCTTAATGGGCAAATCGAAGATGCTCTCAACGGGATACATGTTTTTGCGGGTGCTCTTGCGCTCTGGATTGAGATGGCCGCCATGAATGTGTCGCCGCACTGCAGTGGGCGTGTAGGTATGATCAATGTTACACTCTTCCTTTGCCCTCTGCGTCAAGATACGAGCCGCTTCCTGTGTGGTGACTTTGCCATCGATCGGTTTGATGCGCAACTTCTCCAGCATCTTCTGGATATCTTTCGACGTGTAAAGCACTGCCAATGTTCTCACCTCCTTTAAGTATCTATGTTGGTATCAATAGTAGCACGAAAACTGCGTTTACACAATCCTCTTAGGATAACAAATTCATATCGTCAAAGTATTGACAAAGTATTGAAAATATGATACACTTCTCTCAATGAAACAAGTTAATCATCAATGCCAGTGAGGTGAACCATGACGACGAAGCAACTAGAGCGCATCGCAACTGAGCTCGACAAACTTATCTCCGAACATCGTGTCGTGCGTACTGAGATGCAGTCCGAGCACATGACGTGTGTGGCTCGTGTTGACATGCCAGAGTACGGTATTCATCAGGGTGAGACATTCCATCTGGTGGCCTGCGGTTCGCATCCCGGTTATGCGTACATCGTGCGCTGGGATAGCGACTGGAACAAGCACGCCTGCACCTGCCAGCGCTACCAGTTCCGCCATCAGTGCGACGATGCTGCTCTCGTCAACGCGATCTGCAAAGAGCGCTACCATCAGCAGCGTTGGGATGAGAGCGATACACAGGTGCACATTGAGGACTCGATCGCGTCGGGCGAGATGGACTGGTCCGATCCGTTCGCTGGCATGAGCGAGCAGCAGCGCCGGGAAGCGTACCGGGCGATGTATCCCGATGATTATAGCTACTACGCGGCATAGGGGGTGCAAGATGACGACAGAAGAAGCAAACACCATTCTGGCTCAGGCACGTAAAGGCGAGACACATGTGGGTAACTGCTCGATTTCCTACGATAGGAGCACGCGGCAATACTCGATCTTGCCGCCACATGGCAAACAGCCACTCTCATATACTGCGCGGCAGGCACGTGAGTTCTTAACGACAACCCTATAGCACGCGAGCCGGGCGCGACAATCCCGGCGAAAGGCAATGAGATGTTTGAACCCAAGTGGACACCAACCACCTACGAGCGTATCCCGTATGCGCCGCACAACAGCACTGCGCACGATGAGCGATGCGATTGTCCCTGGTGCATGCCGGGCGAGCCGGATGAGCAACCTGCACCTGCGTGGGAGGATGAATGGGAGCGGCTGAACGATGAGCGCGAGGCGATGGAGAGCTTTCTGGCTGTCCCGTCCTACGTCGAGCGGTACCGGGATGCGAAGCAAGCAGAACAGGCGATGGAGGATCGTGATAGCGGGTTTGGCGAGGGCGCATATATCGACTCGTTATTGTAGCGCGTTGACTTTGCACGATTGCCGCTGGCCTCGGTTGGCGGCAGGCGCGCCAGGTTGGCGACTTATTCACAATGCCAGTGAGGTGATTTATGGATGAACTTTCGATCTTGTATGACGCCCTGGCTGATGCCTGGGATCCCGAAGAGCGCGCCGTGATCAGTTTGGGGATCGCACGACTGCTCGACATGCAAGCCACTGCTGAGCAGGACACGGCAGAAATGAGGGCAGCATGATCGCGACACGTATGAACATTTCTTCACTATCCAATGTGGCCTATCCTGCGCGCTGGTCCCGTCCGCGCTATCGGTTTGGCCAGCAGGTTGCCTATCTTGACGGCGTGTTTATTGTCACTGGTATGCGCTGGTGCGTGGCGATCCCTGGCGATGAGTTGACGCCTGATCTGTATGAGTGGCGCTATGAACTCAGTGGTGTGCTGTGGACGACAGACGAGATGCTGGCGACAGCCCCGGTCGCGATGTGTGCGTAGTGCGTGTATAGTGGCCGATGGTTCGCTGTCGGCCTGTTTTGCCAGTGAGGTGAGATATTATGCCATTTAATGCTGAAGAACATGTGATGCAACTCCAGGGCAAAGACTACTTAGAGGTGAAGTGGCGGTTGGTGTGGTTTCGGCAAGAATGCCCAAATGGAACGATCGAAACTGAAATGATAAAGCTTGATTTGGATCGTGAGGTAGAGGCCGAGGGGTCTGTGTGGAATAACGACACGCGTCGCAAAGAAAAGGTGATCAAGCGGGCAAAGGGCTATTGTGTGTTTCATGCTGTGGTGAAAGATGGCAAGGGCGGGATAGGCTCCGGCACGAAGTCGGAAACGGCAGTAGACTTCTCTGAGTACATCGAAAAGGCGGAATCGGGCGCGATCGGCAGAGCGCTGGCGACGTTGGGGTATGGCACTCAGTTCACAGGCGATGAGTTGAACGAGCATCATCGAATTGTCGATTCACCAGTTGAGCCAACGCCTACGATTGGGCAGATTTACAAACGTGGACTCGTTACCAGAGCGTGGACAGAGAAAAACTTCTACGTTGCGTCCTCCGCTATCCTGGGTGATATCCCTGTGGCCAAAGATACCGTGCTCACGGCTGCTCAACTCAAGAAGCTGGCAGAGGCGGCTGAGCAGGTCGCCGTCGAGTTGGGGGTAGCATGAGCGAGTTAGCACAACATCTGCTGGCGGTGATCGAGCGCGGACCTATCGCATACGCCGATCTGTGGGCAGCAGTCGAGACAGACGATCCCGCGTTCGACGAGATGCAGTACGCGCTGGCTGAACTGATCGATGCGGGCAAGATTGAGCAGATAGACGCCACGTTCGCGTATCGGATCGCGGACGCGGCATAACCAGAAAGGAAGAGATAACATGACAAGCATTCGAGACTACGAAGAGCAACAATTTTTAGAAAATTTGCGCAAAAATGCAGAAGTTGGCAATGCAATTAGAGCAAGTTTTGTCAAGCGGATCGAGAGCGCATATGAGAATGAGCACAATGCTATTGAGCGATCAGAGATGGACTTGCATCGCACATATGAAATCGTGCCTGCCATGCTCGCAAAGATCAGCGAGCTTTCTGGCATCGATCAGGATATGCTTATCACGATCATTGGGCAAACTGCGGTCGGATATCAAAACATCTCATTTTCGTTAATGGCCAACCTCCTACGAGACTTCTATGTTATCAAGAACCGCATAGAGCGCGAAGGCAAATAGCACGAGAGCAGGGCTGTCTGGCTGATGCTGGCCCTGGAAAGGACAAAGATGATTAACACTACCGATCGCCCAACAATCGTATGTCTTTGTGGCTCAACTCGCTTCTTAGATGCATTTCACGAGGCGAATCTGAGAGAGACGCTGGCTGGAAAAATTGTGTTGTCCATCGGGTGCGACTTCAAGAGCGACAAGGATTTGCTGCTTGCTGGTGAGTTGATGCCGGAGGATAAAGAGCGTCTGGACGAATTGCACATGCGCAAGATCGAACTTGCCGACGAGGTGTTATTTCTGAACGTTGGCGGTTATATGGGCCAGTCCACGCTCAGAGAACACTTCTATGCAGCTCATATCGGGAAAACTATACGCTACCTTGAGCGGCCATCTCACCCAAACGAGTACTACGTGAAAGCATCTGACGTGGGCGTGGAATGGCTGAGAGAGTGGCGCAATCAGGGCAGGCTTCCCAATGAGATGCATCTGATTAACAGGCGGGCATGGTTCCGCGAAGACTAAAAGGAAAGGATAAGAGATGTCTGAATTTTTTGCATTCCTGGCTGAGTGCTTGCAAGCACTTGTGGACGAACTGGAGATCGATCTTGCCGATATTCACGAGATCGAATCGGCTGGTGGTGTCGATGGCAAGGACTGGACATTTCATCTCAACAACGAACAATTTGCAATGATGCGCATGGAACGCGGTAAGGTTGTGGTCACGTTTAATGCGTTCTATAGCGACTATGATTATCTCCTCAAACCATATGGCCCAGGCCTGACTGCTAGAGGCATGTTCTTCTCGGCGATGCGGCGTCCAGAGATGCGCATGCTCCGAGCCGCCCTGTGGGATCTGCGCTGGGAACATAACATCGACTGGCGCACGCTCACGAAGTTGGAAATCGATCCCTACCTGGCAGATGAGCAAAGAATGTGGATGCTCATAACGGATCGGCATTTGGTTTTCAGCCACGATCCCGAGAGCGCGCATCCATACTTCTATGTTACCCGCCTGCACGACGAGAACGATCCCTGCTGTGAGTGTGAGTGGTGCCAGGAATCGCGCATTTGCCACGTTGGCATGAAAGACTACTATAGCCAATTCGCCGACGCATACCCTGTCGCCTGATGTTCTGTGTTATACTTCCCTTGCGTGGCTGATAGTGTTTAGTTGGTTGGATATCCTGAGCGAGCGCGCTGACAGGTTGCTCACCGGCCAAGGTTTCAATGCTTGCTTGTAGCGCGTGAAACGGATGCCATGTGGCAAGAGATATTGCCCTGGATGTTGATAGCATCCAGGGCGTTTTGTTGCCTATAAGTAACTGAATTTCGTTGCTATCTTCGCTCCAATGGGGTCGCTTTGCAGTTTTTGTTGTCTTCTGCGAAGATAATGCTCTGTCGTTTTCACATCTGCGTGACGGAGCGCATCACGCACCGCCAGAATATCTTTTCCACCCTCACAATATCGTTGCCATGCGTTCTCGTGCCTCAAAGAATGACATACTATATTATCTGGGATGGCAGCCAGGCGCGCATACTTGCGGAATCGGCGGTCGAGACTATCCCCCCACATCGGTGTATCTTTGGTTCCTCTGCCCGCTATTCCACCAAATAGCGGTGTTTCTGGCTGCATGTGTTCCCAGCTGCCGAGCGCTTCTAGGTATTCTTTGAGCGCATTCATACAGCTATCAGGCCATTCGGCTGTATCACGATTGAGTTTTCCCTTGCCTTTCCAGTGATAAATCCAGCCGGTGCGAGGGCGTCCGCTGTCCATGAAGATCGTTTGCTCCAGATCGCACCAACACAAGTTGAGAATCTCAGATTTTCGTCGCCCGGTGATGAGCAGCGCAAAAAAGATGGCATAATCCCTTTTGCCGATGAGCGTCGTGCGATCGATGGCCGCGAAGAAGTTGCGCACTTCCTCTTCTGACATGTCGCGTTCAACCTCCGGCAGCCGAATCCGCTTCACGCCGACGGTTGGCTTCTCACCGCGCAGGATCGGGCACATCTTGCCGCGAAACTCCACCTGGTACTCGCTACACCAGTTGAACCAGCTACAGAGCGTGCCATAGTAACAACTCTGCGTATAGGCAGAGAGCGGCTGACCAACATTGCGCCCGGTAGCGGCTGGTGCGTGCAAGAATGCTTCGATATCTGCCCGTGAGACTTTATCTGGTGTCTTGTCCACCTGCTTGAAGAAGCGCGAGATGATGATCTGGTAGTCGTGGCGGGTGTGCGGAACCGTGATGCTCTCGATGAACTGGCAGTAGCATAACTGCCATTGTTCGTTGCGGAATACCCTCACTGGCGTGGATTTGGATGGTTGCGGTCTAGTCATGTGGTGCTCCTTGTGCGAGAAAGAGAACATGTCAATAACACGTCCCCAAACATCGCTTAATGAAGCACTTCAAGCATACCTGAAAACTGACGGATAATCAACTTGTGTAACATGCGTTGACGATTTTCAATAATAGGGTATCATATAGTGTGGAGGTGAATATGACAGTATCTGTTAATGACGTTGAGTATTTGAATACTGCTGAGGCAGCGGAATATGTTGGTGTGGGCGACGTGACATTTCGCACCTGGCGTAAACGGTTCGGTGTTAAGAGTTACACGATCACTGGAACCCGCAAGGCAAAGTTTTTTCGTAAGAGCGATCTCGATGCGATGAAAACCCCACGCGTGATCCCAAACGACGATTAATTCCTGCTCCCTTGCGCAATGATCGAACGCAAGCTATACTTATGCTAAAGCGCATTTGGGAGCGTTTTATCATGGCACAACTCATACCCACAGGTGAGATGGAAGCCATTCAGTTAGATAATGTCCATTCGGCTGAGATCCTGTACCTAGAACGAACTGTCGGGCGGATCAGAGCAGAGAATGGTGGCTTCGGCAAAGTGTTTATCGAACTGAAACGTGGACTTGTCTTTCTCATCGAGTGTACAACCAGTCAGATCTTTCATCGAGATCGCAGTAACAACTAAATCCTGTAACGCGTAACGAGACATAGATTCCGGACGCGAAAGGCTTGAAAGAGCTTTTCGGCGTCCTTTTTGTTTTTCTGAGCAAACTATCTCTTACCGTCCTTGCCAGTGGGGTTTCTTTCGGGGTCCTTTCCTTTCGTGTGATGTTGGGCCAGTCCGGTGTGATTGGCCCTGGGGCAATTCGCAACAGGTGATAAATGGCGATAGCTAATGAACAGCAAATCTATGAGATGATTCCTCTATATACTATTGTCTCGACTCTCCCGGTACGGCGGGTGAGTTCTGCTGGGCTCAAGCGCGTGCAAGAGAGCATGGAGCGCGTGGGCTTTCTCGATAACTACCCGCTGGTGGTGACACCATGCGAGAATGGTTATCAACTTATTGACGGTAGGCACCGTTATGAGGCAGCAAAGGCGCTCAACTTGCTTATGGTCCCCTGCGTGGTAAAGACTGATCTCACTGAGCAGGAACGCTACAAACTGGCTCTGGAATCGAATAGCGCGGCTGAAACGGTGGTACCTTCGACGTTGGTGACATTTGCTGAATTTGTGTGGACGCGGCTGGCGGAGAAGTATAAGCAGCATGATATTGCAGAGATGTTGGGATGGAGTCGGTCAAAGGTTGGGGACTATGCTTTACTTCAAAATATTCATCCGATTGCCTGGGAACTCATTGTCGGGACTTTTGAGCAATCCCCGACAGAATCAAATGGTACGCTCCCGACAGGGATTGTCGGGACTCCGACATTTAACGAAACTCTTCTGCGTTCTATCCTCCCGCTGACTCATGAGCAACAGATAGGGCTTATTAGAGAGTCTATTAGTGGATATATGTCTCCTGGTTCATTTAAAGAACGGGCCACAAACTACCGCGCTCGCAATGAGATGAAAAAGTACGCGCGCCAGCAACTAGGCGACTTGGGAGAAACCTATCTCTCTCAGTTAGACAACGAAATCGATAAGGGTGCATACGATAAGGACTGGCGCGAGAATGCCGAGCATCCGAAACTTCATAAGCTGATAGCCTCTATTCGTGACGAGTGGGAGCGCAAAAATAGCATTCACCTCGTCCATGGTGACTTTTATGAAGAAGTGTTAAAGATCGGCGCTGGCTCTGTGGATCTTGTCCTTACCGATCCCCCCTATAACATTGCTCGTGACAACGAGTTCGAGTTAGAGGGGCGCTCTAACATCTCCCAGGACTTTGGCGAGTGGGATAAATGCGATCCTGAACAATTCATCGATACATTCAAACTATGGGCACGTGAGTGGGCGCGCATTCTCCGAGAGCAGGGCAGCGGGTATGTGTTCACCTCTGATGGCTATATCTCGCATCTCAGGGCGGCACTAGAATCATCTGATCTGCACGTCAAGGCCACTATCGTGTGGCATAAAACCAACCCTGGCACTCAGGTTGTGAAAACCAATTTCAAGAGCAGCGTCGAATACATCCTCTTCTTCACCAAAGACCAGGGTGGCCATACCTTTAACTGGCAGGGCGAAAATGAGATGCATAACTTCATCGAGTCGCCTATTTGCTTAGGAAAAGAGCGACTGGTGGATGCCAAAGGCAATACTCTTCACCCAACGCAAAAGCCTGAACAGGTTCTCCGTCATCTCCTGGAGATCAGCAGCAACCGGGGCGATACCGTGTTTGATGGCTTCGCTGGCGTGGGCAGTTCTGGCAAGGTAGCGAAAGACAAGGGGCGCAAGTTCATCGGCATAGAGCAGGACAAAGCCTATTTTGAGGCAATGCAACGGAGGCTCGCTGAATGAATGACTACCCAGTAAATAACGAGGATAGTAAGAAGTATCGCCATCTTTTCCCGATTCTCTATTCTCATGTCTTTCCAGGGCATACTGATCTTCACTATTATCCTGACGGAAGCAGTGAGCAGTTAGACGATAAGGTTGATTTAGCGCTGTGCTATCGCGGGCGCGAACTTCAACTCGAAGAAAAACTTATTAGCAAGCAATATTCTAAATTTTACTGCGAAACTGAATCTTGCTCAAAGCCTGGCATGATCACAGATGGGTGGATGCGAACTAGCAAAGCTCATTATTTGGTTTATGCCTTTACTGTACCTGATCGTGGGCTTGATATCTATATTTTGAAATTTCCTGAGTTTAAGGAGTGGTTCTGGGTGGAGATGGCAAAGCGCCCTTGTCCTTTTGACTGGCATCGCAACCCAGACAAGAACCAGAGCCAGGGGCGGCTTGTCTCAGTTCAATGGTGCATTCGTCGAGTCCCGGCTCGGCATTATTTTCTCTCTTTTGATGGTGAATGTATTGACGAACTGGAGGGACACGCCGCATGACGACACAACCCGAAGCCTATACCCACGCGCTCTACCCGCTCGGCTTGCCTGAGCACTTGAGCGACGAAGACATCGCACAGCAACTCGACAAATCCGCCAAGCACAGTCGAGCCGCACACAAAGCACAAGAGCGCAAACGGCAGAAGCGTGCCGAGCAGAATGCGGCGCAAGAGAAAGCGGGTGCATGATGGACTGGACAATTGTGATCATCACTGGCGCTGTGTGCCTGTTCATCGGCATGTGCCTCGGCGTCGTGATTGAGCATGCCTGGCAGAAGAGCATGGAGGCCAGCGAATGAGCGAGCATTCCACACCAGTACAGAATATCTGGCTGATGCATGAGCGCAAGAATGGATTTGAGTACGCAGTGGTGTACGTCCAGCGTGAGGGTGTCTGGTATGAGGCTATACGCGAATTATTAGACGGCCCTTTTAGCCACTGTATCAGTTCTCATGGATTGGTGGATGATCTGTGCTGCAAGCCTGCGCCATGGCTTAACGAAATTCAGCAAGTAGCGGAGAAGATATGAGTAACCACATCGACTGCCCACGCAGTTCGTCGCCGCCGATGCGCTACCCGCGTGCTGAGCTGATCGGCGTGATACTGGCGGCTCTGTGGTGCGTCGGATTCTGGATATGGCTGGTACACGGACTGGCAATGAGGTGAGTATGAACGAGCACCACTACTGTCCTATGTGCGGCAGGGTGAAAGTTTACGATGCACAGGGATCGTTTGTCGATCCTGCCAAGATTGCTTGGTGTACCTGTGTGCCCGATGCACAGGCGCTGACTGAGGGCCGCATACGTGAGATCGTGCGCGAAGAACTCGACAAGTGGGAGAAGAACCTTGCCACGAGATTTCGCACGAATGGGATGCCAATGGGAGGTACGTTGTGAACGAAGAAGAGCGGTTTGATCCACGTCGTCACAGTTTGGATTATGCAGCAGAGCGACTAAAGATATTGAGCGAAAATACATACCGGTTGCACAAAGAAATAGATAGCCAGGATGAGCAGATGTTGTTGGGCGAGAGTGAGCAGGACACGGGCGAGCATCCTGCGGTGGATCGCTACATCCCATCGAAAGCCGAAATTCGCGCCTTCATTCGTGAGGAAGTGCATCGTGCGCTCTATCCGGTGGCTGAGATGGCCAACCCACATGAGCACATGCGCGTCGAGATGGTGACGGAGCAGGGCAAGCGGTGGCGTGGCGTGCTGTATGGGGTAGAGAAAGAGAGCGAGTGATGACTAAGCAAACGAGCGAGAAACAGCAAAAATCGACAACTAAAAAAACACATCTCACCACCGATGCGCGCAAAGCTGCCTTTCTTACATCGTTTGCTGAGCATGGCATCGTCACTCGTGCCTGTAAAGACGCTGGCATTGATCGCTCGACGGTCTACACCTGGAAAGAGCACGATGATCAGTTCATGATGCTCTATAACCACGCACTCGAAGAAGCGAAAGACGCGATCCGCGACGAGGTGCGCAAGCGGGGACAGGATGGCTGGGATGAGGATGTGTACCAGCTGGGCAAGTATGCTGGGACAGTTCACAAGTATAGCGATACATTGCTCATCTTTCACGCGAAGATGCTGATGCCAGAGTACCGGGACAAGCAGCAGGTTGAGTTGAGCGGGCCGAATGGTGGCCCACTGCAAACCGTCGAGATCTACAAAGTAAGGATACCTGACAATGGCCGTAACCCAACGCCAGAAGAGTAAGCCGGCGGTACGAGAGGTTATCATTGCACCGCAGCCGGGTCCACAGGAGATGTTCCTGAGTACGCCGGCTGATGTGTGTGTGTACGGGGGTAGTGCCGGCGGCGGCAAAAGTTACGGGTTACTCTTAGAGGCGCTGCGTTCCATCGACAACCCTGGCTATGGCGCGGTGATCTTTCGGCGCACGTATCCTGAGATCACGAACGAGGGCGGCCTGTGGGATGAGTCCTCGAACATTTATCCGCTCGTCAATGGGAAGTCCTCAGAGAGCCCGCCAGAGTGGACGTTCCCTAGTGGGGCGAAGATTCGCTTCGCCCACATGCAGCACGACAAGGATAAGTATTCCTGGCAGGGCGCGCAAATCCCGCTCATTGGCTTCGACGAGCTCACCCACTTCACCAAATCACAATTCTTTTATATGCTCTCGCGTAACCGCTCAACCTGCGGTGTGAAACCATACATGCGCGCCACATGTAACCCTGATGCCGATTCCTGGGTAAAGATATTTCTAGCACCGTGGGTACACGAGGACTGGCCAGCAGAGGATAGGGCGCAGTCGGGCGAGATACGCTGGTTCGTGCGTGATGGCAATGAGATACGCTGGCTGATGGAGGGCGAGACGCACCCTGATGCGCTGTCCTGCACATTCATCGAAGCGGATATCCATGATAATCCCAAACTGCTTGAGAAAGATCCCGACTACATCAAGCGACTGAATGCGCTGGACATCGTAGAGCGTGAACGCCTGCTCAACAAGAACTGGCAAATCCGCGCCGAGGGCGGCAATAAATTCAAGCGAGCATGGTTCCCGATCCTGGATGCTATTCCTGATGACATCGAGAAAGTAGCACGCTTCTGGGATTTGGCAGCCACAGAAGAGACGCCAGCCAATAGCGAACGAGACGGCCCTGACTACTCTGCGAGCGTAAAGATGGGACGGCGCAAGAATGGCGTATCACCGCGTTACGTGATCCTGCACGCGACTTGGGATCGGTTATCACCTGGCAAAGTCGAAACAATGATACGCAATCTGGCTGAGCAGGATGGGCCAGTGTGTGAGATCTACATCGAAGAGGAACCGGGCAGCGCTGGGAAGAATAACACCTACAACTATAAGACGAAAGTGTTAGAAGGTTTCTTCGTCCAGGGCATACGTGCTACAGGACCAAAGGAAATCAGGGCTAATACCATGTCGTCACAGGCTGAAGTTGGCAATATTGGCATCCTGCGCGGGCACTGGAACGATGGGTACTTTGGTTTTCTTGAGCCCTTTCCGAGCAAGAAGATCCATGACGATCCTGTTGATGCGAGTAGTGGTGTGATGGAACAACTTTTCATCAAGGTGAGTTCGCAAGATCATCTACAGGCTCTCAAGCGGCGTGCTGAACTTGCCCAGCAGCACGATCTCGCACCAGTCCAGGGCCAGGCTCCATCGCTGGCCCTGCAATCACAATTAGCGCCAATGAAACAATCGTTCTGGGGGGATATATGAGCGAGTACATTCTCGGCGCGCTGACAATGCTGGTCGGTTGCGTCACGGGCTACGTGATGGGGCTAGCGAAGCCGTACATGGATCGGCGGTTCAATCGGGCTGTGCAGAAGCCGCCACAGCAGGGAGGGACGCCATGAGCATACATCCACCACACAAGTATTGCCCGAAATGTGAGCAGTGGCGAGATCTGGATGGGATACAATGCGGGCGCTGCGAAACGACGCTGGTGCTGAGACGGCTTGACGATCCCGAGCCAGCGCTAAGGCACGATACGGAACAACGCAAGAGTCAAAAGACTGCCTATCTGGGGTTTCGACTTTCGCAGGAGTTGAAACAAGCAATCGAGAACGCTGCACAGGAGGCAAAAGAAGATATAAGCGAGTATGTACTCAAGGCTGTGCAGTGGAGAATGCATCCACCTGAGCCAGCGCCGAAGCATGATGGCAAGTTGGATGAGCATGGTTGGCTGGTTGCTGCTCATGATGAAATCTATGCGATCTATGGCCCAATGCAAGGTGTTTACATCAATGACAATACCAGCCCTAACGGGATAGGCTTGATGCCAGCACAAGCCCTCTCCCTGCTCGCGTGGCTTACACAAGAAAAAGGCAAACTTGAATTGCTAGCAAAGGAGCAAGAGGGATGAGCACTACAGTCAACGAAATAGAGATACAGACTCACGCATCTTTCAGCGTAAAGTTCGAGGCGCTTAGTATGTCGGTGATAAACGGGGCGCTTGAACAGGGATATCTAAAACTGCTGGCCAATCCTGCTTCTCTTTTTATTGCACCTGAGAACATGGATGCGCTTCTTGAAGTTGTCTTGGCAGGTACAAACTACTATGGTTTCGATGCGCAAAAACCTGAAAGGGTAACACATTGGATCAATCAGACAACGGGCAGGGCGATGGATATCGTACCACTGCCCAGTCTTGACTCGCATACGATCATTTTCGGATTTCTCGAATGGTGAGGTATAGCTCATGAATAAACGCGCCCGCAAGAAGCTACAACGTGCCGCGCCCGGTGGTGCGCTGATGTACGTACCCGCTGGTATGCAGCAAACGCCGTATGGCAACACGTTCTACGGCAATGCATTAAAGAATCTGCCAGTCGGACAAACCGCTTTATTTTCCCCTGGTGCAAACTTGCCGCCACAGCAAGGGGTGAATCCGGGCGGATTGCCGATCGCCTATAAATACCTCATCGCCCAGAATACATTCCCCCCAGATCGCTCGCTACAACAGGACGATATACCATCATTCGAGCAGTTACGTAGGCTAGCGCGTCTAGATTATGGAATCAATTTGTGCGAAAGATATTGGCTTGATTTAGTCCCGCGTATGAAGCTCAAGATAGGGCTTCGACCAGAGGTAATTGCAGAGGGCGCTGAAGAAAAGGATTATCAAAAAGAGATATCGTTTTTCACGGACTTTTTCAGCAAGCCAGATCGTGAGCACAACATTCATGAGTGGATACAGAGCGCATTGCGCGAGCAGAGCCAGGTGGACGATCTCTATATCTACAAGAATCGCACACGTGGCGGCAAACTGCTCGGCCTGCGACTGGTAGCAGCGGATCAGATGAAGCCGCTCTTGGATGACTGGGGATACACGCCACTTGCGCCGAAGTTCGCGTATCAGCAGTACCCGTGGGGCATCCCTGGCGCGCTCTACACCACGGATATGATGATCCACAAGCGCGAGACGCCTGCGGTAGACGATCCATACGGCATGTCCAGGGTAGAGCGTGTGATCCTCATCACCAACCTGGCGCTACGCAAAGCCAAGATGGATCTCGCGTACTATACCGATGGCAATATACCTGCGGGCATGATGGAAGTGCCAGAGGCCGTCAACTGGACACCAGATCAGATCGACGCCTACGAGCAATCCTGGAATGCGCTCATGGCGGGCAATGTGCAGCAGATGCGTCGCATCAAGTTCACCCAACCCGGCATGAAGTACACACCCTTTGTGCAGCCCGCATTCGACTCGATCTTCGATCGCTACATGCTCAACATCCGGGCCAGCATCTACGGTGTGCCGATGGACGAGCTGGGCTTCACTGATACCTCGAACAAGTCCGTAGGCGAATCGCAGGAAGCGATGGTGTACCGACGCACGATTGATCCATTCGCGGTGATCTATGGCAACGTCTTCTCAGAGTGCATGGCCACTGACTTCGAACCGTCGATGCATGGCGATTTGCTGTGCGCTACACTCAGCGGGTACGAAGAGGTCGAGGACGAACAATCGAAAGCGGTTGCCATCACGACATACACGAATGCGGGCGTGCTGGGGTTGTCAGCGGCGGCCAAACTCGCGGGGCTACCAGAGGAACCGGGCGCGCCGCAGATCGGGCGTGTGTACATGAGCAAGGATGGTCCCGTGTTCATCGACGACATGGCCCAGCCGAATGTACGCAAGGCAGCCCAGCAGGCACAACTTGCGGGTTATCAGATGGCCGCCAACCCACCCGATCCTACCGAGCAGCAACCTGGGGAGCAACAAGAGGGCAAGGGTAGCGCGAAACCGCCACAGAAGCCAAATCAGAACGGGGAGCAGCCAGCGCAGAAAGACGACGCCGCCAAGCCAACTATGTCGCGTGTGGTAGAGGCGCTGGCTGGCGTCGAGGAACAACTGCGCATACTTCGAGCGCGCAATGTGATGGAGGATGAGCAGCCACGCGCATGGACACGGGCGGAAATCGAGCGCGTTTTAGAGCCATACAAAGGCAGAATCGAGGATACGAATGTCGAGAGGACACAATCGGACACAGAAGACGAAACGGGACGTGCTGATGATACTGGACGAGGAACTAGCAGCGATGCCGGAGCAGGAACGCAACCTGCGGACATACGAACTCAAGAGAGCGGGCAAGATCGTCGAGAAGTCGGGGCTGAGTTTCGGCGCTGGCGGGAAGTCGCGCTCAAAGACGTAAAGGCTGGGAAGCCAGTGCGCCGCTTCGTCTCCGATGTGATCCCTGAAGAGCAGCAGGAAGCGTTGCGCTGGTCGCTGTCGCTCTGCACTACGCCAGAAGCAGTGCGCGCCGTATTCCCAGTGTTTCGAGAGCAACCACTCGAAAGGGATGCAAGCCCAAAAGCCAGCGCCTCCGAGAGTGGAGGCAACCAACCGCAGAGCAAGAGCAACTGGAAACTGAGATGGTAGTGATCCTGCGTGAACTGTTCGCCAAGAGCAAGCATCCGTCCCACGACGACAAAGAAAGCGCAGCGGGGATGATCGCCAGCATTATCAGGCAGGCGCAGGATATCGGCCATGCACACGCGCAAGATGAGCACGAGCGTAGCATCGCCTGGGGTGGCAAGTTTCAGAACGCACTGAACAGCGCCTGGGGGATCGTGAGCAACTTTGTGCAGCGCATTGGTGACTGGATATCCGGGCAGGATGCATCGGACTTGAGCGAAGAGGATATCATCGCCGAGGTGGACACCCTTGCTGAGACGGTGGCCAGTGTTGAAGTGCCCAGCGCGATCGAGCAAGAGGTGATGGACACACTGCAGAGCCAGGGCGTGATGCAGATTCGCTGGCTCGCGATGCCTGGGGCCTGTGAGCACTGCCAGGCGAACGCGGATATGGGCAGCGTGCCCATCGGGACAGATTTCAACGGTGATACATTCCCGCCAGCGCACCCCAGGTGCCGCTGCTCGCTGGGGCTACCTGGGGATGCAGGAAGTTAAATATCGCCGATGGCTTTTTTGTAGTACGCATTTTCGGGCGAAAACTCTTCACCCTTGCCGTTGAGGACATGGGTAGTAGGATTATGATGCTGACTGATAAACGAGACAATATAATCTGCGACATAGTGCGACAGAGGCCACTTGCGCCCATCTACCCAAATAATGAGAATGGAATACCCGCTCTCGATGAGATATCGTCTGCGTTCAGCGGCGCGCTTGATATGGTGTCCGGAGGCGTGCCAACCACCGCCATAAATCTCGATAGCGGTATGATCAATAGCAAGATCCGCGTTATATGGGCCGATAGCTTTTTGTGGGATGGATTCAACCCCGCGATCGATAAGCCACCGATGCAGCAATTGCTCTGCGGGCGATATTCCCAGTTGTCTTTCTTGCCGAGTCAATGCATTTTTGCACTTTGTTTCGAATGTTGCGTGCGTACCGCGTACAGCATCATGGGCCGCCTTAGAGTATGCCTGACGTTGCTCGGAGGTGCGGGATGCGATCAGCAATCGATTCGTTTCTCCTTGTGTTCTACGCACGATGCCAAATTCTTCCAGCCGTCTTACGATGACTGGACGCGAAACACCAAATGCTTTAGCAAGAGAGAGTTCGGTTTCTCCTTGCTGATAGCGCTGACAAATTTCTTCTATAGGCAACTCGATGCGCTTCAATTTGCTTGTTCTGGGAATATACAGTGCTGCCGCCGCTTTAGCATCGCGATGGATGCCTCGCTGTTTCAGAATGGGAGTCAATTTCTTGCTATCAATGCTGTATCGTTTGGCTACTTCCATGAGTGGCGTGCCCTGACTGTAGTCATATATCGCTTGCTCAACAACTGCGTTAAAGTTGGGATCATTCCTTTTCACGAGTACTCCTTAGTGGATAACCTAACATACATTAACATGGTTGATTATATCATACATTGTGCATGCTGCATAGGTATTTCTCATTGCAGATGTAGCCTGGGGCTAGGAGATGATAACGGATGATTCAGCCGCTCAATGGGCCAATAATAGATAACCCTGCCATGGATAGCATGTGGCTGACTTATATGCTAGCTAGTAACTCGCAACACGAATCGCGCGAGATTAGTCCTGGCGTATGGCAGCATACGTTCACACCTGAGTATTGGAAACCTATCCCATCGCGCTCAATCGACGCCATGCTTGGCTTATACCGGATGAAAGTCAACGCACGTATACGACGTGAAGAGCGAGCGCGCAAACACAAACGACGCCAGCGCAGGGCCGCGCAGAGACGATACAACAGGGGGATGAGATGAGCAATACATACAAAATTCTTTATCGACACGTGAAAATGACAATGCCTGAGCCAAACTCAGAAACATATGATTGTTGGTTGGATACCAGGGCAAATACCTTTTCATTTCGGCGATTGGATGAATACGGCCCGACAGAAACGATGTCACTGAATGATACTGCTTTACATGAGCGCTTTAAAGATGGTGTATACACCATTGTAGCAGAACTGCCAGAGTACCCAGAGGTGTCAGGATGATCGAGCAAGCAGCGCCCACAGAGCAGATTATCACGTGCAACACTCCCGGCCCACGCAACAACTTCGGGCGACCTAAGCTGGTGCTCAAGTCCGAAAACAGGAATGAGCAAGATGGCCTTTGGGCTTATTGTAAAACCTGCCAGGAACCGCATTGGTACAGCCGGAAACAGGTTGTAGCGATGTGGGAGCGTGGCGAGAGCGTGCAGTGTGTTGCGCCGGGTGAGCCGAGGGTGTAGAATGTTCTCGGCATCCGGTGCATTGGGCGTCTAGGTGAACACGTTGCTCATGCACGGGCGCGCTAGTAGTTGAAAGATCTGCTGTAGCTCAGTGGTAGAGCGCTCAAGAAACAGAGAGGGCGCGGGTCCGATACCCGTCAGCGGATTTTATTCAGAGAGGGACATGCTGGTGTGATGTACCAAGAGCACACTCTGAATGAAAAAGTGAGCATGGCGGAATAGGTAGACGCTAGCGACAGGCTATCAAATTTGGGATAAGCTCGTAGAGACTGATAGACACGCGCGAGACCCTTCCCATCATGTCAGGTGCAAATCCTGATCGCTCACTTATCCCAAATGGGCGCAGTAGCATCCTGTGAGCAGCGTCTCTGATGCAAGGGGCAAGTGCGTCAATCGGGCCTTATGCCCGTGCGTTGCCAGTGTCGCGCAAGCTGGCTGCGAAATGACAAAGAGCACGACCTTTGCCCTGGAAACAGAAGCGGGTAACGTGCTTTTTGTTGTTTATAAATGGGTAAATAGTGCCAAAAAGGAATTTCCCATTAACAAGACTAATGAGAAGTTCCTCTTCATTTTGTGCTCACTTGTACTCAGGATTGAGTTTGCTTATCTCGTCCTCTAGACTGATTAAGCGGCTATCAATCGAGTCGAGCATGTCCAGTATTTTGAATTGCACGTAGAGGTTCATTGTCTCTGCGTCGAGGGTCATGCCCTGTTGTATCATGTACGCGACTCTTTCATTGACAAAATCGCGTATCTTCTGTGTTGTCTCATCCATATCACAATTCCTCATAACCCGCGCATCCAACCTCTTGCGGCGTGGCGTATGTCTCGCCTATCCCAGTGCGATGCAAGCCACCGAACGCGAGAATGAGAGCGTCAGCGGCTTGTTGCGCGGTTACACGTCCATCCCACGGGATGATTCTGCGGCGGGTTCTGCGCTGGCCCTGGTTGCGCTGGCTGGTAGCCCATGCTATGCTCCCTGCTCTTCTTGAGCGACATCAGCGACAGCAATTTCCATCCCTTGCTTAGAGCAGCGCTCGCATGTCATTTCGGCGTATTCTTTGAGCGTGCTAGGGATAAACGCTATCTCGCGGTTCCTCACCCAGAAACGTTTGTCCCATTGTTTGCGAACATGCTCGCACTGCGAGCATCGGACTAGCACGACGATATCCATGCTATGCTCCCTGTTCTGGCTGTAGTTTATATGTTGTTGATGTTATCCCATAATCAGTGACCGCAGTACCTGCATGCAACTCGACTGGCTTCCCATCACATTCCACGCGCACATCTTCCACAGGACACTGTATATATATCTCCATCGTCGCTAAGTTAATATGGTGGATGCCACAGAAATGTACAGGAAGCAGACTATCAATGCCAGGACCAGCAACGAAGTTCATGAGTAAGTTGTCTTGATAATATAGGCCGTATTGACTCATACATCCCTCCTCTCGCGCTATTCTACCATACCCTTGCATGCACCACTGCTATATGCTACACTTGAGCCAACAAATGATTTAGAGCCATAGCCTCGCGCAGGCCGAGTCCGAAACAGTTTCGGATGTCGGCCATTTTTATTGCCCGCATCCTCTGAGGCGCTGATGGCGAACCTGTACACACTTGAGCGCGCAAAGTGGACAACCGCAAAGCGCAAACAATACCTCAAAGATCACCCAGAGAACCACGCTGGCCCTAACGGCTCATTCCCGATCGAGGATGGTAGCGACGTAGAGGATGCGTGGAATCTCGCGGGACATGCCGACAATCCTGATGCAGTGCGCGCCAAAATCAAGGCCATCGCCAAACGCCTCGGTCTATCCGCCTCACTTCCTGATACCGCAAAAGAAGACGATAAAGACGACGCACAGGAGCGCTCTATGGACAAAAAGACAGAAGAGGCGCTCACACGCGCCGCAGCACCCGCCAACCACGAGCCGATGACTGGCTCTCATACACATGCGCACCCAGCATTCGGTGTTCAGGGCGACGATGACACCCACGAACATGAGCACAGCCATTCTGACGACGCAG